GTTGGCAGGCACAGTGACTTCTGCAATGGCAGTGTGCTGAAATGCAAACGACTGAATTGCAGTAACCGCCTGCGGAATCGTAACGGAAGTCAGACCAGCAGTATCATTGATTACAGCATCTTCCTGTGCAAAAGCAGAATTGCCAATGCTGGTCAGCGTAGCTGGAAGAGATACCGTTTCTGCATTGGCACAATGATAGAACAGGCGGTCACCCAGACCAGTAATACCATTGCTGAGCACGATTTCCTTGATCTGATCGTTTTGATCAAACACAGAATCATGAGAGGTATAATCGTAGGTTGCACCCGTGCCACGCAGCAGCAGTTTGCCGTTGTCGTAGAGAACATAGTAGATGTTTTCACCGCATTGTCCGGTCGATAGGATTTCGCCTGCGGTCAAGTCATCCACCTTGGTTTGCAGTTCGGAAATCTGACTGTTCATTGCATCCAGCCGCTTTTGCAGTTCGTCCAGTGTGGCATTCGTCTTTGCCATTTCGGCAAGCATCTCCGTCACTCTGCACTTGCCAAGAATACACTTGCAGTAACCGCATTTGCTCTCATCTGCACGGCAGTCTGTCAGGTCAGAATCCAGAATACTTGTCGTTCCAGCACGCAGTCTTACAACTGCTAAAGTCAGATAAGTCGTCACATTGTTGTTGGTAAAGGCGGGAATGGTTGGACTGGTGGCTGCTGTACCTGCCAGAACACGAATCCCACAGGTGCGTGTGGAACGATCACAGTAGATTCCGATTGCTACATAACGATTTAGAGATTCATCTACATAGGAAGAAAGGTCGATGGTATGCAGGGTATCACTGATAAAGTAGTGTCCATCGATCCACGCCTTGCCCGTGCCGAATGTAACGGATAAATTTTTGACCGTTGGTGCAAAGCACTGCCGGTAAGTATCCAGAATCCCGTTGCAAATCAGGCTGGACAAATATGCGGTGAAATCCTCTGCGGTATACACCCGGTCGAGGTTTTGTGCGTTAAAAAATCCATAGGAAAAAGACATATGAATATCACTCCGTTTCTTTGAAAGTCGGGGTCAGACTTCTGCCGTTCTGGTCGAAGCTCTCCACCATGCCAATCAGCTGTATTTTCGTCTGAATCAAACCAAAGCGTTTCTGTTCCACAGTCACATAGTCGCCCACAAAGTAATCCTTGTTGTACTGATACTGGGTGGAAAAAGCAGCGATGGCGGATTCCGATGCCGTTTTCGGCTGTACCAGATGTTCCGCACCGCTGCTTTTCAAAATTTCCAGATATTCCGCATCGGTCACATCTTCTTCCTGTGCCGTGTTTCGCTCGTCTACATACACCTCATATCGGTCAAGGTAAGTTGGCTCTGCACCAGAACAGAATGTCGTGCGTTTTTTGGCATTGCCTTCGCCGCAGCCCAGCACATAGGCGAAGTTTTTCTGCACCGCATCATCCGCAGCATAGGAAAAGGACAGCAGATTGTTGTATGCATCGGAAAACACAATGTGGGGATTTTCATCCTGAAACAAACTGCGGTCTGTTCCGGAAAACAGGTTGCATTTCAGTTTATTTCCATCCAGACGCACATTTGCCGAACCGCCGATGGTTTCACAAAGGCTGTACAGCCATTCTAAGATGTTATCATAGCTGACCTGCATTCGTGCGGTGTTCTGCCAGCAGTCACCGGACACCGTTCCCATGGAAAAACCGGGCAGATTGCGGATTCCGGCAGAAATCACATTGCGGGACAGCACCTTGCGGACGATGTCCTCATAGCTGCCGTTTGCGGTGATGGTGGGATAGATGATCCGCCGTTCCAGAAGACAGGCAAGAAACCGTCCGGTGACTGTCAGGTAATCGCCCTTTTCGGCATCGGTCTCCAATTGCAGAGATTCAATGATGCCGAAGTGCTGTGCATCATCGCTCCTTGCCACAATTCTGCCACGCTGAAAGATGGATACATTCTGGGGACTGGCAGCGATATACACCTCAAAACAGCCGCACTGGTAGAACTCAATGTCCCATAAGAGCGAAGAATAGCTGTCGCAGATGGCTTCCAGTGACACAGAGATCTGGTCTTTCAGAGCCGTCAAGCTGTAAATTTCCAACTGCATAGCTATACCCCCAGATAAGAATTGCGGTGCATCAAAGTCACACGCAGTTTTTTCACACCACGTACTGCCTCGACCCGAAAGATATTTGTGCCTTCCTTCAAGGTCAGCCAGGTGGAACCGGAAACCAGCCGGTTCAGGATATTGCTGTCTACGCCGTTACGTGTCAGCATGACGGTCTTGTTTCCGGTTTTCGTGGTAACCGTAATGACATCGCCGGTCAGAATATCACCTTTGATTTGCAGATACTCACCGTTTTCGTTGTAGATGGTCGGTGTCACTGCCACCACTTCCTGCGGAATGTCGCTGGGCAGTGCCTCAATTCGCAGTGTGAATCCGGTTTCATCCCCGTCATTAGTGATAGAGAACAGGTTGCTGTTGGAATACACACCCAAAGGAAACGGAGCATCGTTCTCCGGAAAGGGAAAGTGAAATGCTCCGGTGATGCCGCTGTAATAGGCATAGAAAATATCCCGGCTGTACCAGTAGATGTCCGGACAGAGAATAGAGATCTGCCCACTGATTTGCTGCTCGAAATGCTCCACTTCGCAGGTTTCTACATACCCCTCGGCATAGACATCGATGTTTGCCGTCTTGTACCAGATTTTGATGTATCGAGACGGCTTGACCACATGATACAGCTGATGCCGCCGTTTCTCGATGCTGATGCCACGCATGGCAAAGGAGATGACCACGTTTCGCTTTTCGATAAAGGCGTTATTCAGGTAGCTGCCGTTCATGCCAGCATAGGAAGATGTGGAGATCGTTCCGGCAGGCGGATTCAGACCTTCGATTTTGGAGGTCATGTATTGGTTGGCGGTGGTGGACAGATTCACTTGTTCGCCGGATTCGTTTTCGAGGATGAGAGTGAAATACATGGGATACCTCCTTGCTTTTTCTGGTGGGGTGTGATATAATAGATAAAAATGATAGGGGCATTAGCCCTGTAAATCGGAATTTGTGTGACGAATTATGATATTTAATTTAGAGACGAGGTTGTTAAAGATGAATATAAAACGTATGATTGAAGAAGATAACAGAATAGGCAACTTTATCAATGGAGAATTCTTATCCTATGCTGAACAGAATAATGTTGATTTGAATTATAATGAATTCTGTTTTATTGCGGAAAGCGATGATGGTGAGATAGTGGGTGTTATTACAGGTCGTGCATATTATAATGAGGTGCATATAGGTGATTTGATTATACATAAAGCTCACAGAAAATGTGGATATGGAAGTAAACTTGTTTCAGCAGTTGAGGAAACATTTCAAAATGCAGGATATGATAAAATTACACTCACGACATTTGGATTTCAAGCACCGGAATTCTATAAGAAACTTGGATATATCGTTGAATTCATTCGAGAAGATAAAAATCCTAAATTATGCAAGTATTTTTTGTCAAAGCGAATCATTCGATAAATTCCAGTTTACCACTCTACACATTCAACGCATTCCGTGTCAACCGATAAATCTCCAACCGTGACAATGCCTTCGGCGATTGATTGGTCTGATTCACCGTTTTCCGGTTGTCCGTGTTGTAATAATTGTTCACCGTCCCACCAGAACTGCCGGGCAGCATTGCTCCGGAGATTCCATGCAAGCTGTAATTCAAATCAGAATCCATAGTCAGCTGCATGGCTTTCGCCACACCGCCCACTGCTTTCTCCACATACTTCTTGCTTTTGTCGATGCCGTTTGCCAGCCCTTTCATAAAGTCCGGCATCCAGCTTTCGTAGTCTGTCAGCGGGCCTTTGTCCGGAACCGAGAAGTGCAGGAAATCCCGAATGGTATCGGCAACATTGGTGACGCAGTCTGCCAGCCAGCCGATGGCACTCTGAATGCCGTCAATGATTCCCTGAATGATGTCCCGTCCCCAGTTCCAGGCATCGGAAGCCAGTCCCTTGATATATCCTACAGCGGCATCGAACCCATTCTGAATGGTAGATTTGATGCCACTGATTTTGTTGGAAACCGCAGAACGAATGTTGTCCCAGATGCTGGACACCGTAGAAGAAATGCTCTGCATCACGTTGGAAATGGTACTCTTGATGCTGTTCCAGATGTTAGATACCACCGAACGGATGGCGTTCAGAACATTGGAAACCGCAGAAGAAATTTGATTCCAGATAGAGGATACCACAGAAAAAATAGCATTCATCACACTGGAAATCGTGCCGGAGATGCTGTTCCAGATGGAAGAAACTACATTCCAGATCGCAGACAAAACAGAAGAAATGAAACCAGACACCGCATTCCAAACCGTAGTCACCACATCTTGAATCGCTGTCAAAACCGTGGAAATCGTATTGGAGATGGCGTTCCAGATGGTTTCAAAGGTCGTTCGGATGCCTTCTAAAATGGGTGTTAAAAAAGCCACGATCGCATTCCAAATGGCACTGATCTTCTCCGAGATCCAATCCATCACTCTGCCTACAATGATCTGAATGGCTTCAAAAATCGTCTGAAACAGATAACCAAATGCTGTGATCAGCGGTTCTAAGGTGGTGTAAATGGCATTCCAAACGGTCGTAATGACGTTATGAATTGCCTGAAATACCGTAGAAACCACGTTGTAAATGGCATTGAAAATCGTGCTGAAAAAGTTGTAGATTGCCGTAAAAATGGTGGTGAAGAAGTCCCGAATCGCTGTAAATACGGTCGTTGCCACCGTCTGAATGGCAGTGACAATGGCGGTGAAGGTATTGGAAATGGATGTCCAGGTGTTGACGAAAAAGTCCCGGATTCCGGTAACGATTCCCGTGAAAAAGAAAGCAATGCTGTTCCATGTGTCTACGAAAAATGTTTTGATGGAAGTCCAGACTTCGTTCCAGCTTGTTCCGAACCACCCCAGCACCACATCTGCAATGCCTTTCAAGGTATTCATGATATTGCGGAACGTGTTGACAACGAAATTCCAGATAGACGTAAAAATACCCTTGATGCCATTCCAGCACTGTTCCCAGTCACCAGTAAACAGATCGATCAGAACATCCAGCAGCCCCAGAAGAACGCCTGTAAACTCTGAAAAGATGTTGGAGATGTTTTGAAAAACACCTTCAAAAATAGGAGCCAGCAGATTGCACAGTCCATCCCATGCCGCTTTCAGCACATCGGTGAAACTCTCAAAGTCGAATCCCAGAGCATTTAGCCGGTCAGTGATGCCCTGTGTCAATCCGGTAAAGGTGCTTTTGATTTGCTCCCAGATGGCGATGATATTGCTTTTGAATTCGTCATTGGTTTTCCAGAGATGCACAAAGGCAGCCACCAAAGCGGCAACAGCTGCGATAATGGCAAGCAGCGGACCTAATGACACGCCCAACGCTCCGGTAATGGCTCCGATGCCACTTTGCACAGCAGAGAAAAGGACAGGCAGTTTGGACACTGCGGAAAAGACCGTCCCCACACTGGAAATGGTCTTTCCCAGCACCACCAGCATCGGACCCAGAGCAGCAGCCACCAGTGCAATTTTCGCAATGGTTTCTTTGGTCTGCGGATCCAGTTGATTCAGCTTGTCCACCAGTTCCTGAATACGGGAAACAATGGAGCGAATGGTAGGCATCAGAATGTCAGAAAAGGAGATCGCCAACTCTTCCAGCTGGGACTTCAAGATGGTCACTTGTCCGGCAAGATTATCCTGCATGACTGCTGCCATTTTTTCAGTTGTGCCATTGTAGCCGTCTACTGTATCCGAACAGGTGTCAATGGCATTGGACAGTTTTTCAAAATCCGCCGGAGAACCGTTGATGATTGCCAGCATACCAGACATTGCCTCTTTGCCAAACAGCGAGGCAGCCGCCTGTGCCTGTTCTGCCTCGGAAAGTCCGCCCAATTTCTGACGAAGTTGTTCCATAAGTTCTCGTAAAGAGTACATCTTGCCGGAACTGTCGGTCAGAGAAATGCCGTACTGTTCCATGGCAGATGCCACTGTATCTGTCGGCTTTGCCAGATTGGTAATGGCAGAACGCAGTGCCGTACCAGCCTGCGAGGATTTGATACCGGCGTTTGCCATTAGTCCGATGGCAATGGCGGAGTCTTCGGCGGAATATCCCAAAGAACCCAATACCGGAGCGGCATACTTGAAAGTTTCACCCATCATGCTGACGTTGGTATTGGCATTGGAACTTGCAGCCGCCAGAATATCCGCAAAGTGTCCGCTGTCTGAAGCAGACAAACCAAAGGCAGTCAAAGCGTCTGTGACAATGTCCGAGGTAGATGCCAAGTCCTCACCACTGGCGGCAGCAAGATTCATAATGCCTTCAATACCGCTGAGCATATCGTTGGTCTTCCATCCCGCCATCGCCATATAGTTCATGGCTTCGGCAGCTTCACTCGCTGAAAATTTTGTTTTGCTGCCCATTTCACGTGCTTTTTCCCGGAGAGCATCCATCTCTGAACCGGTCGCACCCGAAACAGCTGCCACCTTTGACATGGCAGAATCGAAATCCGCACCAGTTTTTACGGCAATCGTTCCCAGAGCCGTGACACCAGCGGTAACTGGCAGCAGCTTTTGTCCCACACCGGAGATTTTATCCCCGGCGGACTGCAGCGTTTCTCCCAGAACGCCCATCTTTTCCAAGGCGGTGTGAGAATTGTTTGCCTCTGTGGTCAGGCGTTTCAGTTCGTTTTCGGTTTCGATGATTTCACGCTGCAAAGCATCATACTGCTGCTGTGAAATCTCACCATTTGCAAGAGCCGTATTTGCCTGTTCTGCGGCAGTTTTCAACACTTCCAGCTTTTCTTTGGTAGCTGTCACCGCATCGGCGAGGAGCTTATGCTTCTGCGAGAGCAGTTCCGTGTTGGAAGGATCGAGCTTCAGCAGCTTCTGGACATCTTTCAGCTGTGTCTGTGTACCCTTGATGTCCTTGTTGACACCTTCCAGTGCTTTGGACAGCTTGGTGGTATCACCGCCGATCTCGACCGTGATGCCTTTGATGCGGTTTGCCATGCGGTTTCACCTCCTCCGTGAGGGCATGAAAAAAGCACCTGCCGGAGCAAGTGCTTCACTCATGATTATAGTTAGTACGAGTCCTGATATTCGAAATCTGTATAGTTAATCCTCAATTCTATACAATCTACAAGGCTTTTTCCATAAGTGATTTCATAAATAAAATCGAAATATGTATAATAAAATTCATTCATTATTTCAAGAATCTTACAGTAAGCATCTTGAAACGATAAGTCTTCTAACGGCTCTCCATGTGCAATATCATTTCTATACTTTTGATACTTATTAAACCTATTTACAAATATATTTCTTTTTTCAAGTGATATTTCACACATATCTAAAATACATTTGAGCTTTTCATCGATTAATCTCCTTTTTTGACCTATATATTTTTTTTCAAACACTTCAACTATATTACCATAATCAATGGAACAGTTTCTTTTTATTTGACAATGTAATGTTTCAATGTACGTATAAGCCAATTCTATAATATGGTCCAACGAGGAAAAAAGTTTAAAAAGAGAATCGAAAAGCATCCCAGCATCATAAAACTGTATGCTTTCAACTAAGGTTTCAAGCCATCTTGGAGACGGAGCATAAACAGCATATGCAGAAAAACAAAAGTTAACGCTTAGATCTTGATTATCATCATTGTATATTGTTGCACCCAATCCGTCATCTAATTCTCCGGTAGGATCGTATGCCATTTTCCCGGCCAAGAAAACTTCAGAAGTCAAGGTGTTAAATGTAACGTTCTTATTATCAATTCTAATTCCGTAGTGAAAAGGTTCTCCAAATAATAAACATTCTATTAAGAAATTCTTTGGTCTTAAAAAATATCGAACAGCATTATTGTATTTGTACTCTTGAAGATTAAAGCGAACATAATATGGAACATATTCACTAACCGCTCTATCGCTAACTTCCATCTCAATTTTTGATTCAATGTTTTCAATTTCAAATTGTTCAAACAATATATATTTGTTTTTAAAAGAGAAATTAATACTTGGAATAAGCTGTTTTATTATTTTCTCCTTGAGAGATGTTAATATTTTACCTTTGCTTTTACGTTTGCGTAATCTGTTTATAAGATTTTCGCCATTATTCCCTTGAAAGCCATCTATAATTTCGTCAGCGTCAAATTCTAATACTATAGTTGAATCAAAAGAATCAAAAAGATTGATAATCCCTGTTTGATATTCTTCAAAAAAATTTTCTGATTTTAATGCACTTTTTAAATTGTTATCCATAACCATAATCACAACTCTTTCTATGATAATTCGTGTGAACTTATAGTTTTTATTATAGCGCATTTTGTCAAAAAAGTAAAGTATCAAAACGCATCAAAATCCCTCTGATCCGCCAGCACATCATAATGACACTCGTCATTCTCCCGCTCAGTGAACATATCATTCACCAAACCAATGGTCAAAAAATCCAAATCGCCCATTGACAAACCAAGCTGAACGCACCGCAACAAAAACAGCGGTGTGGTCATCGGTCGGTCAATCGGGCGATGTTTTTTTTAGACTTGACCTGTGTTTCTACATTCAAGCCCCAGAGGTCGATCAGCTGCGGCAAGATCTCATAGATGCTGAACGTGTTAAACTGTTCCAGCCACTCATCCGGTGATGCCGGAATGGCTGCATCGGCGTGTTTTGCCATGATATAGGCGATGTTCTCAAATACCTCAAGGCTTTCAATGTCCAGTGCGGAGGATTCCTCTGTATTTTCTCCCACAGACTTTTGCAGTGCTGCAAAGTCCTGATAAATATCTCTGCGGAATTTCAGACGATACAATCTGGGAACTGCTGCACTTGCCTTGAACGGCACATCAATGCCGTCAATGGTAATGTTCTTCTGAATTGCCATACTGCCACCTCCTTACGCTTTTACAGTGGTCTTGGAAGCCGTTCCGGCTGCCGGTGTGTATACGTTCTTGTACCAGCCATCATAGGTAGAAGCATCTGTGGATTCACAGGTCTTTGCCTTTACCAGACCGTTGGGCAGTGCCGAAGCCTTGATGGAGATAGTTTCAGTCTTTACTTCCTTGCTGTCCTCGGTAGTCTGTCCCTCTGTTGCCGGACGTGATGCGGAACAGCAATAGAGAACGTGGCGAATCTTCCGTTTATCTCCGGTGAATTCAAACAGCAACGCAAACTGTGATACCTCATCATCATTTCTTTCCACCAAAACACCATTGCTGTCCAGGATTTCTCCCAGAATATCTGTAGAGAAATCTGTAGGAATCAGGGCGATTTCCAAATCACCTTCATAGCCAGAATTGTTGGAAATCACATAGTATACGATGTCGTCGGCATAAAAATTTTCGTTTTCGCCGTTTGCATCAATGGAAATGGAAACCGCACCCGGCAGACGCACCGGATCCACATAGACCGGTGTCAAATTGGCTCCGCTGGCATCGGTTACCCAGTCCTTGATTTTAGCGTAATGTACATTGGTCAAACCAAACTTGACCTTATTCTTTTTGTTTGCCATAGGACTTAAACCCCCGTTTCGTAAAGCACTTCATAGAGCCTTTCTGACTCTATCCAGACTTCTGATTTTGTGTAGTAGATCTCATGACGTTTCAGAACCTCTTCAATCTGATTTTCCAGTTCAGGATTCTTAACGTCTGTGTAAAGTTCAATATCCAGCATCTTAAAGCTGAAATACATGGAATTATCCGCAGAAAATGTATTCTCTCCGGGAGATAAGAACAGCAGAAAAGGCGGTGCAGGGCTTTCGCCCTCGGCAAAATGATGGTAGGCGAAAGGCAGTCCCATTTCCTCCATCATTTCTGCGATTTGTTCGTAGGTCATGACAACGCCCCCTCGATCAAATGCTCCAGCAACTGCACACCGTTTTCTTCCGCAGGAGCAATATGCGGTTTGCCGGATACCCGACCACCGCCACGCTTGGCATGCCCCTTTTCCAGAAGATGTGCCAGTTGATATCTGTTTTTAGAATGTACTGTCATCTCCAAAGAGTGACTGTTTTCGCCAGTCTTTTTCGTTGCCCAGCTTTTTGCATATTTTCCGGTGTCCTTCGGAGCATTGGCGGAAATCTCGTTTTTCACTTGCGTGGCGGATTTCCGGACAGCCTTTTTCATGGCAGTATCCGCAAGGTCTGCATATTCCTGCAAGCCCTGCATGATTTCCTCTGCAAGATTGTCAATACTGGTCATTTTGTCCTGCCTTTCTGGCTTCAGCAGTAAGTTTCAGATAGTCCTTGTGCAGATAATCCGGTGTAACACTGGTGATGTTGTATGTGACATCCCGAAACAAGATTCGGTTGCCTGTTACAGACGGCATCCAGTGCTGGTTTTGCCGAATGAGGAATTCCAGCATTTGTGTTTCTTTGGTCACACCAGCATCAGTATGCTCCGAAGAAGATTTCAAAGTGACCTTTGCCCAGCAGGAAAAGACCTCATCCCACACAGCAGTATGATTGCCGATTTCATCGGTAACAACACGATTTTCCAGAAAGGTAATTCGCTGATTGAGTGTTCCAATTTCCATTACATCACACCCTCTCGCTGTGCAAACAGCATGGCACGAAGCGTTAACGTCAGCTTGGAAAAGTCTGCGGTATTGCGGTTTTCATAGAAGTAAGAAACCGTGTAGAGCATCGCTGTCCGCACCACATCTTCGTTTTCTGAAAAGCGTTCCTCGTCCATTCTTCCCACATCCATTACCAGCTGTTTTGCAGTTGAAATAAGGGAGAGAAGCAATGTATCATCATCTTCAAAATCAATCCGCAGATACTGCTTGACTTCCTGTAAAGTTACCACCCACTCCAACCCCTTTCTCTGATTACGCTTTCTTGATGGTAAGTGTCTTGATTGCTTCCGGAAGAATCAGCTTGCCGTCCAGTCGCTGACTTGCAAGGAAACCAACCTGTCCGGTCATAGCAAAAAGTTCATTCAGTCTCTTGAAAGAGCGTCCCTGTCTATCGGCTACCCAGTAATAGCTAAAGTCGCCGAATGCCATGCACTTGTTGCCAGCCTTGATTTCCGGCACATAGCTGGATGTCTTGTAAGGACGATTGAGAATGGTATCCGGAACATCAGCCTGTACAGACGGATTCCAGATATAGTTCCCTGTGTTGTCCTTCAACTTTCGAAGTGCCTTAACCGTGGAATCATTGAGCACCCACACTGCCTTCTTACGGTACGGACTTCTCAGAGAATAGAAGAGTTCCATGACATCATCAAATGTGATATTGGCAGTAGAGGTAGAAGTGCCGTCTTCCGCACCGCCTGCAGCATTAAAAATGCCTGTCGGCTTGCCCTTGCCGTCACCGATAAGAAATGCTTCTTCTTCCTTAGAACCGATTCTTCTTGCAAATTCTTTTGCAATGTAGGACGGCAAATCAAATACAGAATCGTTAAGGAGTTCTTCGGAGATCTTGATCGCTGTTCCAAGCTTATATGCGGAAAGCGATGCCTGTCCGAACGTATCATCAGAGAGAGAATACTGCTGTTCTTCGTCCATCCAGACAGCCTCGCCCTTGGAAGTCACAATCGGAATCTTGCGATCACCGTTGGAAGTTTTAATGACCGTTGCCATCTGGCGGAAAATGCTCTCTTTCTCCAACGCTTCCACCAGTTTTCGTTCAAACTCATCTGGAACAAGATAGCCGCCCTCTGCATCTGTGCCAATGTGCAAATCATCGTGGACATCGATCCAGTTGCGATTTCTGATACTGTTCCAGAAAGCCTTCTTATAGGTGTCGCTTGCTGTACCTGTCTTTTCAGTTACATTCGGAGTTGCGGGTTTTCCGAGAACAGGAGTGGAAGTTGCTTTGTTCATTTCAGCTTCGATTTCAGCTTGTCGTTCCAGACGCTGAATTTCCTTGCCAAGGTCGACAATGGTCTGTTCCATTGCATCATAGGTCTTGGAATCTTCCTCGCTGAGAACGCCGTTTGCGTTTCTCTTGCTGTCGAGAAAATCACGGGCAGTGTCCCAAGCCTTCTTTCTCTTTTCTCTCAGTTCCTGAATTGTCATAGCCATAGTGATAGTCCTCCAATCAATATTTTAAAAGTGCCAGCCTTTTTTCAAGCTGGTCAATGGGTGTGCCTGTAACAGATTCTGCCGATGCAGATACTTTGGATAAGAATGCAGATAGATTCTTCGATTTGGAATAGGTCATTGCGGTCAGTGTATCTTCTTTTTCCTCTTCATCCGGTTCTTCCTCTTTGGGAACAACAGGCTTTTTCTTCTCTGCAAACAGAATCCCGTCCACAAATCCCATTTCATGAGCCTTTTTTGCATTGAGCCATGTTTCATCGGACATCAGCTTTGCAATCTTGTTTCTGCTGAGGTGGGACTTGGTTTCGTAGGCGTTGATAATGCTCTCTTTGACTTCATCGAGCAAGATGATAGCTTTTTCCATATCAGATTTATTTCCCATAGCACAAGTGCTGGGGTCATGAATCATCATTAGGGCAGTCGGTGCAATCAAAGTTTCATCGCCTGCCATTGCCACAACAGAAGCAGCAGAGGCAGCAATGCCATCAATTTTCACGGTAACCTTGCCTTTGTGATTTTTCAGCATAGAATAAATCTGACTTGCAGCAAACACATCGCCGCCCGGCGAGTTCAGCCAGACTGTCAAGTTTCCGCTGACTTTTGAGAGTTCATCACGGAACAGTGCCGGTGTGACCTCATCGCCCCACCAGGTATCTTCAGAGATAGGACCGTTAAACAGAAGTTCCGTTTCTGATGTATCTTCATTTTGGATAAAGTTCCAGAATTTCTTCATTCGGTTTTCTCCTCCTTTTCTGAATTTTGATTTGCAAATGCACCTGCATCTGCGAGTTTTGTAAAGCTGCCATTTACGAGATACAGATTTCCGCCCTCTTCGTCTGAAAGCATATTCATATCTTCAAGTTCTCGGATGTCATTTGCCGACATCCAACCGTTCTGTCTTGCGGTAGCATAGCCCTGCATACGGGAAGCATAATCGCCACGCAAAAGTCCGTCTACATTGAACTTCACGAAATACTGCCCCTTTTCAAAATCAGACAAGAGTGCTTTCTGTAAGGACTGCTCCCAGCGAACGATCCAAGGGTCAAGGCTGTATTTGACGAAATCCAATGACAGATGTTCCACATTTGAAAACGTTGCATGGTCAAGGTCACCGATCATATGGAGCGGCACTCTGTACATTCTTGCGATTTCCTCAATCTGAAACTTTCGGGTTTCCAGAAACTGTGCTTCATTATTCGGAATTGCAATGGGTGTGAACTTCATGCCCTCTTCGAGGACTGCGACCTTGTGGGCGTTTCTGCCACCGTAAGCCCTCTGCCACGCATCACGCACACGCTCCGGATTTTTGATCACTCCGGGGTGTTCTAACACGCCACTTGGTGAAGCACCGTTTCCAAAAAACGATGCTCCATATTCCTCACAGGCAATAGAAATGCCGATTGCATTTTTTGCAAGTGCAACCGGCGAATATCCCACCAAGTAGAGTAGGGAAAAGTCGCCTTGCAATATTTCTATTGTAGGTTTACTTATCCCTCTCCCCAAACCGTGCTTACACCTCTCGATGTACACGGCTTTCCATTGTTAT